TCAATTTAATTTTAGTAATAGTAATTTTAAAATTGCACTAAGAAATAATGTTGCTGAAGATTTTTATTTTGGAAAGGTTTCCGTAGCAAGAATCTACAACAGAGCACTCACAGCAGCAGAAATACGACAAAACTATAATGCATTAAGAGGGAGGTTTGGAGTATAATGGCAATATCCTACAATCCACGCACAATTACTGATGGATTAGTATTAGCACTTGATGCTGGGAATGTAAAGTCTTATAATGCTGGTATTTCTACAACTACTTGGACTGATTTAAGTGGTCGTGGGAATAATGGAACATTGGTATTGGGTCCTACTTATAGTAGTGCTAATGGTGGGTCTATTGTTTTTGATGGGACTGATGATTATGCTACAGTTCCCGATGTTACTGGAGTTACTGATTTTTCAAATACCAATAATTATACAGTTGATTTTTGGGTGTATGTAAATTCCACTCAAAATGATACTAGAAATGCAGATAATAATATAGTAGAAAAATGGTCTCAAGTTGGATCATATCCATATACTTTTCGTTATGATAGAAGTTCTCAAACAGTTAGTGCTGCGGTATATAATGGAACTAATCAAAATGCAACATCTGTATCAATTTCTCCTAATAATTGGGTTCATATATGTGGAGTTTTTAATTGGTCAAGTTCTTTACTTACACTTTATATGAATGGTGGTAGTATTACATCATCAACCACATTAAATTTAACTGGAACAATAACAAATGATAGTGCTTTAAATTTAATGAGAAGAGGTAATGGTTTTAATTATGTAACGGGAAGATTGTCTAACTTAAAAATATACAACAGAGCCCTCACAGCAGCAGAAGTACGACAAAACTTCAATGCACTACGTTCAAGGTTCTCAATCTAAATACCTAAAAACAGAGAGTAAGATGGGAGTTTTTGCTGGACCTGATGTAAGTGAGAATGGTTTAGTATTAGCACTTGATGCTGGTAATACGAAGTCTTATCCTGGTTCTGGAACTACTTGGACTGATTTAAGTGGTCTTAGAAATAATGCAAATTTTGGTCCTTCTACAGCAGCACCAACATATAACAGCGGAAATGGTGGGTCTATTGTTTTTGATGGAACTAATGATTATATTTCATGTCCTGCCACTTCACATACGCAGTTTAATGCTGACTTTACCGTTGAATCGTGGATCTGGATTGATAGCACTGTTGTATCATCCAGACCAGACAATCTAAAGTCCGTAACACTCTTTTCTTCAAATGGAAGTTCTGTTGGTACTTTTGGATTATTTGTTTCTGGAACTACATCTACAGCAGGAACAGGACTAGAGATTTATCAAGATAATGTATCCTTGAGTGCAATTGTATCTCAATCAGTACCATTAAACACTTGGGTACATCTAGCATTTGTTCGTGCTGGATCGACACTTTATGGATTTATTAACAGAACACAATATACATTTACAGTTCTGTCTGGATCATCAACAGCTTTACTTGGGAATAGTACAAGTGGATCAAGGATAGGAGTAATACAAAACTCTCTTTATTATGGATACTGGAAGGGATATATCTCCAACTTCCGTGTCTATAAAGGTAGAGCACTCACAGCATCAGAAATCTCACAAAACTACAATGCAACAAAAGGTAGATATGGTCTTTGAACACTTTTCAAACCGTCTACCAGACCCTTTACGGGGTCTTTTTTAGTGCTATAATTGGTACATCCAGAGGTGCTTATGAGGTTTGAAACTCAATCAAAGTGGCAGGATTTCCTTGATGGATTCCATAATGTCCTGTATATTCTTGACTGTTATAATGACGGTGATGAATGGGGATATGGGGAATTTTGGGAATCATTAAGTATTGGATGGATGCAAGAATACATCTATCCTTATGATGACCCATACAATCTAACTATCAGTTCAGAACGCAAGTTGAGACTAGCACAAGAACTACCAAAGTTTTATATTTCCGAAGAGGAATATGATGAACTTGTGCGACGAATCAATGAACCACAAGACCCTGCTGTGGTAGAAAGAATTAAAGAGATTATGAATCGTAAAGCACCTTGGGAATATGACTGAAAAATCAAAGATTTTCTACAACATCTGGTGCTGTGCGTACCAAAGACGATGGTTGTATAAAGGAACACCACGAGAACATCGAGAACATACTACAATTCGTATGTGTCTTGATATGAAAGACGTTAAATTCTACCAGTTTGATACAGAGAAACCACGTTATGTTTAGCGCACCAGTCAGAGGAACAGACAAAAAGAAAACAAATATGAACTGGTGGGAGTATTGGATCGGTCACTGTTGGATGACTGGGTGGCAAACTATCAGTATGTCTTTTCGTAATTGGAGAGACCTAATGACAGGAAACTATAAGGATTATGCTCTTATGTTCTATGATGATCCATATGAGGAATGTTATAGTTGTTTCTGGACATATTTGGGTGATGATGATGTGTTGCCTAAAGAGTTTCTTGAAGGTTTGATGAAAATGGCAGATCGCATTGATCGTGGTGAAGAGAAACTTATTCCTTTTGATGAAAACCTTATGAATAGACTCAAAAACCTTACTGATGGAGTAGAACTTGATGATGACGATTTTTGATCTTTTTCATGATGAACGTAGGTATGGTTGGGTAGTTGACAAACGCTATGATTCAATCAATATGCTCTCAAAAATGAGGGACAATAACCCACAACGATTTGAAGAATTTAAGTATTCTCAAGAGACAATTTACCATCACCTAGATAGAGTACAACAAGAACAAAATCTATACGATTAAAATTATGGGTATGTTTGACTATTTGCGTTCTTCGTATAATCTAGGAGAACATTTCACTAATACTAGATGCCAAACAAAAGACATTGAAGAAGGCATTGGTGGAACAATGACGCAATACTGGATTGCTCCAGATGGCGTATTATATTGGGTTGATTATTCGCACACTGCTGACTTTGTAGAACTCAAAGAAGGTGATGATGGTTACGATGATAAGAGGGCACTTCTAAACTTTCAGTGGATTCCTAATGGTATTCATGGAAAGGTTAAAGTTCATTCACTTACAAAGTATATTGAAATTTATCCAGAACAATGGGATGGACGGTGGGAAGATTGGCCCCGTTGCCAACTGCATTTTAAGTATGGAAAACTAATAGACTTTGAAGAAGTTACTGGACGATGAGTGACAAAACTAAAGTGGTCATTATGCTAAGTGTCCTGGTAGCACTTGACCTAATGGTGATTAGTGGGATATTATGGAAAGGTCACGCAAACTTCTCAGAACTTATTAAACACATAAAAGGATGATAGATACCTCATTATTTCCGTATGAGTCTTTTCCAATTCGTTTAGAGTTTGGTGAGAAAAAACAAGTTACAGTTTGTTGGTTTGAATGTCAGGAACACCTTGACAAATACCTGGGAAGATATAAACTAGATAAGAGAACTACTAAAATTGATTATAGAGATGAAAAACCCACTGTACGCAGTAAAAAACACAAGGGAAGTGTGGTGCAAAAACCTAAATCAAAAGGTAACGGAAGTACAAGTACAAGTAAAGGACGAACCACCAGCGTGGATTCCTCTGGAAACACTACTCGCTCTACAAAACGTAAAAAATGAACAGCAAAACGAAACTACTACTGTCTCTTCAACAAATTGATAACCTTACTGGTCTCTTAGAGGGGAATAAGCAACAACAATTTTTGTATGGACATTTAATTTCATTGAGAGTAGAATTGCAAAGACAATTGAGTAATTATGGAAAAACAACTGATTGATGATTGCTTCTATATTGAGCAAAAACGCTGGGGAACTTGGCAATCTCACTATGAAGATGGTACTGGTATTATCACCTCACTGACTGAAGAAGAATGTGTTAGGAGTACACGATATTACTTGAAATGGAAGCAAGAAGGTGCTATAAATGATAGTGGAGTGACTTATTCTTCTACTGTGGATGGAAAACTTTAGAAAAGGCGAGAGGGTAATTTATCTTGGATGTTCCCCAGAACAAAATAACTGGGGTAGCAATGATGATCCATCTAAATTTCTTATAGAAGGAGCAATCTATTACATTGAAAAGGTAGAAGTCCATACCTGGCATACTAAACTCTCTTTAAGAGGAGTTTGTGGCAAATTTAATTCTGTTTGTTTTAAGAAACTATGACTACACGAACTTTTATTGATAAAAATGGAAATTCTTGGGAATGGGAAGAAACCCCAGAAACAATTGATGCACTTAAACAACTACACAATACTGTGAAGAAAGTAAATGAAAACAAGACTAACGCCAACACAACAAATGTGGGCTAACATCTTTCGGTGTGCTGTAGAAAGGTCTAATCTTTACTTTAAAGAAAAAGACCTTGATAGGCACGCCAGAGAACATACTACAGTGGTATTAGCACTTCAAAAAGGAGACCAATTTTGGAAAGAAGTTCTGTAGAATATTCATATCACGTTCTAGATCCCACTACTCCTTGGTATGAATGGATTTCTTACCTGGAATGTTGTCATAGTTTAAACATAAAACCTAGTATGAATAGATTTCTTGCTTATAATAGATACTATAAATCTGTTGTAGAAAAATGAATTTTTTACGTTGGTTGTTTGCTGAAAGCAAAAAAGAAATATGTGAGGAACATGATGTGTATTCCATTATTCTTGACCTGCAAGAAAGAATAGAAATTTTAGAAGCGGAGAATATTGAGACTACAAATACTCTCTATGAAATTATGAATTCTATTGAAGCAGTTGATAGACGCATAGATATACTTGCGGATAATCCTTGGGAGAATCAATTCAATGTATGATTTAGACAACTTTGAAAAAGCACTTGCACATTTTGGAACCAGAGTAGATATTATCATTGCCCTTGAAATGGGAGGAAAATTGGATGCTGACACTGCTTACAAAAATATTAAAACTGAACTTAAAGAACTCAAAAGGATTAGAAAATCTATCAAAAAAGACAAGGATTTGTGATAAATGTGGTGAAGAAAAACCAATGAATCCTGACAACTTTCAGGTTGTAAAATACTTTCGTGAAGGATACTCTTATTACTGCAATGAATGCTCTAAACCAAAACCTAGGGAATGACTCTCTAAAAATAACACAAAATAAAGATGGATCTTACACAATGAATTGGGATAAAGAAGACCCAAATTGGAAGTGGTTGAATGGGTTGACTTCGGAGCAAGTTCAGATTATTATGAAACAAGCAATCAAGGACTTTAACAATGGACTTTGACTACAAAAAGTATTCTCTTGAACGATTGGACGAATGGGTGCATGATGCCGTAAGTGGTGACGCATCACCCCAAGAAGTCTATGATGCAATTAAAGGTGTTGTTGAAGAGCAATATTATTACCATAAACATCATACTGGTCGTTGTTATGATCTTCTTTGCCTTTTGAATGGTAATGGTGCAGGTCATATTTCAGCATATGATGAATATGTAAATTGGGAACAAGTAGATGATAATGTTGTTGTTAATAAGAATGGAAATTTGTATCCTAAAGATAAAGTAGTTAAGTGGCAACTTCCTGTTCAACTTGATGGATTAACTGGTGATTGTTATGTTGAGTTCCCTGATGACTTGCTGGAAGCAGCAAACCTTAAAGAGGGAGATCAAGTAGAGTGGGTTGAACAGGGTAATGGATCTTACCTAATCAAAAAGGTAGATGGTTAATCTTATCAATGCCTGTCTAAATGGATTGATACATAGTGCTGGGGTTATTTGCGTCATTGACTCGCACAAACCACCTGTGATAAAATACTATGAACTTGGAAAGTCCTGTTATGTAAATGGGACATTTTATACTAAATGTGAGGATAGATTAAATGGCACTTTCGCAACAAACCCTTGAGCATCTTTTAGAAGCAGAATCACACCTTCGTGCTGCGATTAAATCTGCTGCTGCAAATGAAAAACCATTGGTAGTTAAACAATTATCTCAACTTCTGCTTGATATGGAACAATGTAAAAAGTTTGAAGAGATTATGGATATGCTTGACAACCGAAATACTGGTAGTAAAGGTAATTTTGGTTCTTTTTTTGATGAAGATTAAGTTTTGTAACAACACCCTAAAGACATCATTAAGAAATAGCACTTCTATCTTAAATACTGTTAGGATTAGAAAACATTTGGGAGCAAAATGATGACCTACGGCAACAAACATACCAGTAAACTCACACAAACTGAATGGGATGAAATGGTTGCTCTTAAAAATGCAATAAACCATGATATTACACAAGTTCATCCTGAAAAGATGGAGCAGTTTACTGAATATCTTGTTCGTAGTTTAAGAGAAAAGGGTGGTTGATAAAATAAATATTTTCAATCTGGTTTCTAATAAATGGCACAAACGGTAAATTTAAAAGTTTCTAAAGTTCTCTCTGATATGATAGAAGAACTTGCAAAAAAGAATAGAAAAAGTGTAGAAGATTATTTGTCTGAAATTGTAAGAGAAAGATATAAGAAATCTTAATTGCCAGTAGACAATTCAAAAACTGTCACACCATCCTGCCCTAGGGCAGGATTTTTGTTATTATTCCATTGTTGATCTCTACATCATGGTTCTTTACCGACCCCATCAGAATGAGTGTCTTTCCGTCATGGAAGTTCACCCTAAAGGTATTATCAGTGCAGTAACTGGCACTGGTAAAACTCTTGTGGGAATTGGTGATACAATCCGTGAGTTTGAATCACAAACCCCACAAACAGTTGTTGTTGTTGCACCGCGCCTTTTGCTTGCAAATCAACTTTCTTCTGAGTATCTTGAGCATATTGATAATGCCAAGATTCTTCATGTTCATTCTGGAGACACTCACCACGATTCTACTACCAAACCCTATAAAATTAAGGAATGGTCTGAAACTCATAACTCTTCCCATAAACTTATTTTCACAACCTATCACTCTCTAAACCGAGTGATGGAATCTGAGATTCAAGTTGATACAATCCATCTGGATGAGGCGCACAATTCTGTCCAGAAGAACTTTTATCCTCCAGTAGAGTATTTCTCTAAAGTTGCAAAGCGTTTCTATTCATATACTGCAACTCCTAAGTATTCTTCTACTCCCAACAAACCTGGAATGAATAACTCTCAGGTTTATGGTAACATTATCATCAATATCTCTGCACCTCGCATGGTGAATGAGGGATATATTATTCCCCCTAAAATTGTTGCTAAACAAGTTTCATTGGATAGCACCAATGTCTTTGAACGTGACTGCAATCATCTGCTGGAAAGTATTGATGATGCTAATGTTTCTAAAGTTCTTGTTTGTGCAAAGGCAACCAAACAAATTACAAATTTGGTTTCTCAAACTGGTTTTTGTAAAGAACTAGAAGAGCGTGGTTATTCTTTGATGATCATTACATCCAAGACGGGTGCAATTATTGATGGTAAGAAAGTCAAACGTGAGGAGTTTTTTGATACTCTCCATAAGTGGAGTTCTGATGAGTCTAAGAAGTTTGTTCTTCTTCATTATTCCATTCTCTCTGAAGGTATCAATGTTTCTGGACTTGAGGCAGTGATCTTCATGCGTTCTATGGATGCGATTGGTATTTGCCAAACGATTGGTCGTGTGGTACGATTGCATCATAAGGATGCCAAGGGACTACGCGAAGGAACTATCACCCCTGGCAACCTGTCAGAATATCACAAGTCTTTTGGACTTGTGGTAATCCCCACATTTAATTCTGTTGGCATTAGCACTGCCAAAAAAATTCAAAACGTTGTTGATACTGTATTTCAACAAGGCGAACCTTGCATCTCCACTACCAAACGCTGAATCATGATTGATTTTAACACATTTGAACTTAACCGTTTGTCTAAACTTTTGTATAGTCTCAAAGACTATACATCAAATAATCTTCGCTTTCCAAAGGCAGGAGAATTAGTTGAGATTGCCTATGATGTTTATAGTAAAGGACAACTTAAACGTGTAAATCTTCCTGGTATTGATTTGGTTGGGACTGATGGATTTACTTATGAATCAAAAGTAACGCAATTTAAGAACATTTCTCAAATGGCAGTGAGGGATGTTATTTTGAAAAACAGTAGATCTAAAGATTCTGTCAATGAAAAACTTGCAGATTTCTTTATTTTTACTGATATTAAACTTGGAAAGGCATGTTGTGTTCCTTCCAGTATGATCTATAATACAAAATTCACTGGAGCAGTTCTTACTGGTCATTGTGATCCTCACTTAGAACACTTTTTTCTTGATACCTATGAAAAAGAATACGAAACCGACTACTTCTCCGAAGCAGAAAAGTTCGACTACGCCTACGTTAAAAGTTTCTGACGGATTTGAAACTAAAGATGGATATGCTGCTGTACCTTGGGGTAAAAGATTGGTTGTAATTTATAATGGACAACAACTTACTGATGTGAGTACAATTCTACAAGCACAGAAGTTTATTAAGCAGCATCGTACCACTTCCCAAAGTGGCACAGGGGGTATTGATAAGTTCCTCTCCTGATGCCATAATAACAAGGTCTTCAAATGAAGGCAATTAACCCTCTCAATACGGACTAATGCAAATGACTCAACTATTTGTTAAGCAGGTTATTGAAGGTTGCACTGCTGGTCTTCCTGCCCAGATTAAGTATTACACTCAGTTCAACCAACCCGTCAAAATCATTGATGATACCCTCTCTGAGGTTATTGGTGCCATTGTCAATAACACTATTTGTTGTGGAACTGCTGGTGGTGGAAATGATCAACTTGACGGTGGAGAAAGTAAAAACTCCTCTCACGCTCAGTCCAAGTTCTGTGCTGGTTGTGGTAAGAAAGTTTCTTTCTTTGCTGAACAATGCCCACATTGCTTTGGCAAATCTTTCAAAGCATCTAAAAAACAAAAAAATACTAAGCAAACTAATCCCCGCGATGGACGTTGGGGTATCAGTGCCAAGTCTCATTTTCTTTATAAAGAAGAAATGAAAGAGTATCGCCTTTCTCTGGTTGAACCTCTGATTGATGATCCTAAGTGCCGTCAGTTCCGATTTACTTATTGGACTCTTGACAAGAACAGCGAACATCTTGATCGTTATGCTAAAGCACAACTCAACAGTAAGAAATCAAATCACATCAATTTTCAACCTTATGGTGTTGATTTCTATTTGAGTCTTCCTGTTCTGAAGTTCACTGGTGTTCTGACAGTTCATGAATCTTCTACTGAGTTTGATTTTGAATATTTTGATCTTGAAAACACAACTCCTGTAGAAATTCCTGAAAAGTTTGCTAATTGCGTCTCTGAAGAAGTAATTGCAAATAAGAACTTTAATAAGGAGCGTGGTGAATGGGTGCGTAACTAATCTAGATTTTTTCAAAAAAATATGCTAGACTGTCAGGAAGTTAATTGATTACCAAAAGATGACAAAGGAACTCTACTACAAAAACCAAGACTGTATAGAGTTCCTTAAATCATTAGATGATCGTTCGGTGGATCTGATTTGCACAGATCCACCTTATTATCGTGTTGTTAATGATGAGTGGGACAATCAATGGTTCACCATTGACAAGTATTATGAATGGTGTGAGCAATGGATTGTTGAACTTGGCAGAGTTTCCAAATGGAACTGTAGTTTCTGGTTGTTTGGTTTCCCACAACAACTATGTGCTCTTCTTCCTGTAATTGAAAGAAGCGGATTCACATTTCGACAGCAGATTGTTGTGAATAAAGGGATGCAAGCAGTCGCTGGGAGAACCAGTGACAAACTTAAAATGTTCCCTACAGCAACAGAATCTATCTTTTTCTTTCATTATGAAGCAAGAGATCATATTAGAGACTTGTTGCAATCAGAACGCAAGAGATTGGGATGGAAAGGTTGTGATGTGAATGGGTTTCTTGGGAAAGCAACCACTGGAGGAGGGACTTTTGCTTGTATTGCTTCCGAAAAAAAACCAAGGGAGCACAGGGTCTATCCGACACGCCAGGATTGGGAAAAATTGCAAACTGTAATGAATTTGCCCAATTATGATGATCTTGTCTATACATTTAATCTTCCAAGAGGATTGATTGATGTTTGGGACGACATTAACTTTTATGATCGTAAGGTTGAGAAGTTCCACAGTACACAAAAACCTATTCCTTTGATGGAAAGATTGATTCTTACATCTAGTAATTCTGGTCAGACAGTTCTTGATATTTTTGGGGGATCTGGTAGCACTGGCGTTGCCTGTAAATTACATGACCGAAAGTTTATCGGTTGTGAAGTTGACGAAAACTATTATCAAAAATCATTGGAGAGAATCAACAACACTGTGCCAGTTGAGAAAGTGTCACAGCATTTAAGCAATCCCCTGCTGGATGCAGTATCTTAAGTTCATGAGGCACAGAGATCGCCTCAAACCAACACAAACTCCTTTCAAGTAACTTCATGGCAACACGTTCTCGCATTGGCATCGAACTGAAGAATGGCAGTGTTTTGTCTGTTTATCATCATTGGGATGGATACCCTGAGTGGTTGGGTCGTATTCTGAATACGCATTACAACACCAAAGAAAAAGTTTCTGAACTGATTGATGGTGGTGATATGAGTTCCTGTTGGACTGAATCACGTTGGGATGATAGTGCTGATGGTTCTTATGGTCCCGAATATTACTCCCAGCGTGGCGAAGATCGCTCACCCCGCCTTGATTCTGACCTCTGTGAGTATCTGCTTCCTGATAACAGTGAAGAGTATGCTTATGTCTTCCGTAGTGGTGAGTGGGTGTGTTATAATATGAATCAGTTTGACGATACTAAACTTCCGGAAATCGTTGAAATTCCCTCTGGAGCATTAGCAGTATGATTACTACTTTTATGGCAGCATTTGCCTTTGGTTATTGTGTTTGTGATATTTTTATGAGTTATTATAAGAACAAACGAGATAATGAACTTTTGAAATCAACTATTGAGATTGAACGATGAAAACTTCTACTGCTCTTGGTGTTGTCTTTTTTGCAATCGTCATTGTTGTTGTTTCTGTTTTATTTGAAGCATGGTTGCTTGGATTGATTCTGTCGTGGTTTGGTGTAACCTTGTCCTTCTGGCAGAACTTTGCTATCATCTTCCTTGCTAATCTTATTTTCAAAAATACTGGAGTTTCTGCAAAGTGAACCGCAAGTACATTGTCGCTGGATTGATTGGATTTACTTTCATTATTGGATGGAATTCCTTTTTAATTCAGCGTGATGAGAAACTTTATGATTCATACTATCGTGCAAAAGCGATAGAAAATCTCAAGAGTCCACCAAGTAAAGAGATTGGTTATTCTCCTAAAGAACAATATTGCAAACAACAAGCAAACTGGCACCCTGATTGTAATGTAGAATGAGTATTGCATTTGCCATTTATTCTGCCTTGGTTGCAGTTGTATCATCACTTATGATATACTACTGGAAGGCAATGTATCCTCAACAAGAAGCAAAACTCAAAGAGGAGTCTAAATGATTTCAAAACGTATCCGAGAACTGATTATGAACGCTGAACGCGAAAAGATTGCCCGTGACTTCTGGAAAGAAATTGAACGACTTGCTGCAGAAAAAGAAGTAACAGTTGATTATTATCTTGCCGAATTTTACTAATGACATTCATTCTTGGATTTGCACTTGGCGTTCTTGCAACTATGGGAGCAGCACTTATTGTCACTTCGGATATTGACAAAGACAACAAACAGTTCTAAACTTAAGAGGTAATTTACAAAACACAATGGCACAAAAGTTTCTTTACATCGTGGATCATTACATTCCTTTTCCTTCCAGTGAGTATGGTGGACTGTGGAATGTCATTGCAGAGAATGACAATGAATGTTTTGATTTGATCACTGCCGAAGACGATGATGCTTTCTATGAAAAGTATTATACAACTCTTCGCGAAAATATCTTGAATGCAAGGACTTATGCTCTTGCTGAAGATGTAGAATCTACTGTTGTTGAATCTTTTACCACCTGATTATGACACATCACGTTGCGCATACAAACAAAATGCTGTTTGATTTGAAAGAACGGTATCAAACACAAATTCAACGTCTTCAGTCTAAAATTGAAGAGCAAGAGCAAGAGATTGCTAAACTCAAAACAATGATTACTCTACTGTCTACTGAGCGTGATTATGACTGCTGATGAAACTCTCCATTGATTTGATCCCTCAATTCAAGCATAAAGCACCAGAAGGATACTATTATGAAGTTGAAGAGTTCAAGCGTAATGTGTTTTCTATTTGGTTGGTTTGCAAGCGCAGGTTTGATTACAATAATGGTAAACTTACACGCACCATCTGGGGATTCTACAACTACAAAAAGTGTCAGTTCTTTAGTCCTGTAAATAGTATAACAGTTGGCAAAGAAGTGAAGTTCAGTGACACTCGTTCCTGGACTTCTATGTCTATTAACTATCAAGGTCTGGAGCAATTTTTTGTATGATTTTTACAGAAGGAACTGAAGTCATTTACAAAACTATTTCTGGAATAGTTGCATTTGCATCTGAACAATCTATTTCAATTCTAGTCAGTAAAGGTTATCATCGCTCACAAGATGTTCGTGTAGTTGTCTATCAATCCGATTTTAAGAATGTTGTATTAGCAGATGGGAAATGAAAAAGAGTAACAACTGGTGGCGATGGTGGGCAAAGTCCATCGGAGAGAAAGCATCTAAATGTGATAAAGAAAGCGACACGGTTGCGGTCATCCGCACCGTGATTTTTGCTACTTATTTGATTACTAACTGCTTCATCGTTGCAGGTGTGATTAGGCACTGGAATGATGATACAAAAATTGAAGTTTTTATTGAAAATCCTTATGAAGTACCTGGTACAGTATCTCCAACCCAAAAAGAAGGGTTACTCTAAACAAACTGCAACCTTTCTTACAATTGATGATGCTGCTTTTTGGCAGAGTGTGATAGAAAAGCAAGGTGCAAAGGATATAAAGATACTTGTGAAATAAATATCTAAAAAAGTGTTATAAAGATGAAGACGTTTCTGCAGTTTAATGAAGATTTAGAACAAAGAAGAAAACAACTTCGTCAAAGACAATTAGATCAAATGTCGGCACACAAACAGAAAGTCGCATCTTATCATAATGAAAAGAAAGAAGCACAAGAAAAAGAATCCTTAAAGAACGAAATTAAAAAGGAATTGCAGGCAGAACAGCATCCAACAATGGAACCTACTGAGTACAACAAACAAGTTGCAAGACAATCTGCACGTTGGAAAGGTATGCAAATCCGTCAGGCACACGGAGAAATGGAGCACGAAGCAGGGGCACAACTAGCAGCAAAGAAAGCAAGAATGAAAGCAATTATGAGTCGCTGAGTGGACAGTTCGCAAACCGCACACTGATCTGGCACAAGCACCCAGATCTCCTGTATATTACATTTGTTCAGTTGAGGAACACCAATGGATCACTTTGATGACGTACAGGTTGAAGAGTTTTCTTCCTTTGACTTTGTTGAGGGAATGAATGAAGGACTCTTTGATGAGGAAGAGGATGGTGACAAATCCTTCAATTCTTTTTTGAACTCTAACTACGATTATTGATCATGACTGACACTGTAAATGTTCTGCCCCATCTTCAAGAACTTCGTGATGCTTGGAGGCGTCAGGATTTCTGCTTTACCAAACAACAAAAAGAAGAATATGACATTCTGATTGCTGCCCGCCGCGAACGTGTCAAATACTTTTATGATAATGGGTTGGTTTCAAAGGGTCGCGTCAAAGTGGACGATAATTGAACTGGCACAAGGGGACCGTCATGGTCCCTTTTTTGTCTTACTATAACCTTGTGATCAACCACACCACCAATGACTAAAAATCTCCACCTTGAGCATCCTGAAGACACTATCCTGACTGGTGATCTTTCTATTCTTGATTGGTTCTCTGCTGATTCTACTGTCAGTATCAAGATGGATGGTGCGCCTGCTATTGTATGGGGCACAAATCCTCAAAATGGTAAGTTCTTTGTTTGCACCAAAGCAGCATTTAACAAGCAGAAGATTCGTCTGTGCTACAACGAAGATGACATTTTTACTCATTTTGGTGGACAACCTCGCGTAACGCAGATTCTCATTTTCTGCCTTGAGTTTCTGCCTCGCACTAAACAAGTCCTTCAAGGTGATTGGATTGGATTTGGTAAAGGTCTTGATATTTTTACTCCCAATACAATCACCTACAAGTTTCCTGAAGTAGTTTCTCAAGAAATCATCATTGCACCACACACAATCTACAGCGGTGCTGATGACATCCGTGAAATGTCTGCTTCTCCTCTGCAATCCAAACTGATCAGCACTAAAGATTGCCTGTTTGTGCAACCAGAAGCATCTATTTGCCCTTATCGTGAAGACATTGAAGACTTCTGTAAGTTTGCAAGGCAGATGAGCACACTTTGCACCTTTGTAAATGACAAACAAGCAAAGGAACTTAAAAAGGTCATCAATTCTTACATCCGCGAGGATAAGGAAGTGGACGAGCATGAAATTGCAGAAAATCATGACGTTGACATTAACCTCATGCGTTTGTGGAAGTTGGTAGAGTCTATCAAGATGGATATGTTCTTCTACATTGAATCTGACACTGACATTACTTGTCAGATTGATGGTAGATTGAGTGATCATGAAGGATATGTAATGACTAATGCTTATGGAACATATAAGATTGTCAACAGGGATGAGTTCAGTAGACTCAACTTTACAATCGCTAAAAACTAATAATTCCTAAACCATCTTCGGGTGGTTTTTTTTTATAAATATCTAAAAAACTATTTTTAAGAAGATGAACGCAAAAGACATTCGCAATCTTTCAGAGGCATACATTTCAGTTTATCAACCTCAAGAGATCAATGAAGAAGTAGAAATTGCTACTGAGTTTTTCTATGAAATGGGAATCAATGAGCACGGTATTGATATTCTAATTGAAGAACTTGGAACAGAAGAGTTTGTTGATTGGGTTGATGAGATTGTTGAAGAGTGTACCCTAACAGAGGCAAGAGCAGCAAAGAAAAGAACTGGTGGAAAATCATATGCTGAAGTGAAGGCAGAAATTGATGCTAAAGAAGCAGCAAAAGCAAAAGCAAGAAAACCTGCTGTAACTGCTGCTCAAACAAAACAACCAGAAACTAAAGCAACTCCAACACAAACAAAAACTGGAATTGCTGGAAGAATTGGTGCAGCACTTAAGTATGCTGGAGAAAGAGCAAAGCAAGATACTGAACTTCTGAGAAAATCAGTTGAAACTGCAAGAGATGTTGCAGCAAGAAGAGGTGCAGAAGCAAAGGCAGTTTATGATGTTGCAAGAGCAAAAGGTAGAGCAGCAGAACAATCACCACAAGCAACAAGAGCAAGAAGAGTTGCAAAGGTTGCGGCAGGTAGAGCAGTTCAAGCAGCAGCACCAGTTGCTAAAAAAGCAGCAATGGCAGCGGCAGGTGCTGCAGGTGCTGGTGTAGGGTCATTGAAAGTAGGTAAATCTCCTGCTGCCGCTGCAGGTAGAGCAGCAGGAACTTTTGTTCGCAAAATGAGAGAAGATGTAGACCTTTATGATATTATCCTCTCACACTTACTTGATGAAGGATATGCAACTACCGAAGAGGCAGCAACAGTAATTATGGCAAATATGAGTGAAGAGTGGAGAGAAAGTATTATTGAAGAATTGGAAGAATTTAATGAAGCAAATAAAGCAGAAAGAGAACTTGGTTTAACTTCAAGAGAACGTGAAAGGGCAAGAAATCTTAATCAGCATGTAGATAAACCTGTATTTTATAAGAATACTAAAAGAAATAGAGGTGATGTTAGTGATCCACTTTTGAATAAAGCACATAAAGGAATGACTGATAAAAGACAGAAAGCACACAAAGCAACAAGACATCAAAGAGGTGATTTGGGCGCTCCTTCTACAACAGTAAAATCACGTTATCAAGCAAATAAAGATCACACTGATGGTTATCCCTCAATTACACAAAGAGGATACGGACCTGCATAATAATTAAATTTGCTCAATCAACCACCTTCGGGTGGTTTTTTAATAAATACCTAAAAACAACTGTAAAATGGCAAAAGATAAAACAGTCATTGGAATTACTGGAAAACCTGTACCTAAACCTGGAAGTGCAAAAAAGCAATATGAATTAGAGAAGAAGAGAAGAGAAGCAAAGCATCTTGGTAAGAATGTTGGTGGAACTCAGTATTCTTCAGATGTAAACCCATACTACAATCCAAGAGCAAGAACTTTTAGAGAGTTTATAGAGATTGCTGAAGCAGTTAGTGATGCGGATAGAAAACTTGCACAATCTGGTATCCTATCACGCCGTGCAGATGAATTGCAGAAAGAAATAGATGCTGTGACTTCTGGTAAGAAAACAGCACAAACTCCAACAAGAAAGAGAAAGGTAACAACACAAACATATATTGATAGAAGTAATGCTTCAGTAAGAGAAGAAAGTGAAATCAATGAAGCACCTTATCAGATTTACGGTCCAGATTCACATGGTTCAAGTGATGCAGAACCAAAACCACTAGGAAAACCATATCAAAACAAAAAGAGAGCAAAAACCAGAGCAGATAAATTAGATCAAGAGATTGGTGGTTATAGACATTTTGTTCGTAAAGTTGATTGAAACACTTAATGTGACACTTCAATAACTGGCACAAGGTTCTGGCACTGCGCTCAGAACCTTGTATTGTATCTGTGTTGAGACATCCAACCCATGACTGCAACTCTCTTTCAAACTGGTAACGATCTTTCTGATAATTTCATGAAAGTTTGTTATCGTCGCATGAAAGCAAACTCTTTTGATGTTTATGAAATGATTGGAAACTCTGATGTTTCTATTAAACATCATGCTCGTCGTGGACCTTCTGAGTTCGTAGGTTATACTGAGAATGGTTCCGCACAATATATTGCAGGAATTGCTTACGATTCCTTTGATGTTTGGGTTGAACTTCAAAAAGCAGACTCTACAATCGGTCGCTCTGGTTGTTCTAAGTGTATTGCAGAGGATGTGCGTTCTTTTGATGATGCAATCGCTATTGCTCAGGAGTATGTGTAAATGACTATTGGTATTTTTTTCCTGATCGGGTATATTATGGGTGCAGGACACATTCTTCTTCTTCGTTATCT